CAGGTGGCGGCTGGAGACTACGCGCTGCTGGCGAAGGAGAAGGGAATCCTGAACACCGTCGAAAATTAACTGAATTTTTTACGCATCCAAATGAGTCCCAAACACTGCAGGAATTACTTGAAGCATTATTAACTGACTACGAGGCTTTGGGTAACCTATACATTGAAGTTGTTAGGCACCCAACTCAAGTTAACGATATGGACGTAAACATACCGTATAAATTATACCACCTCCCAGCGCGGTTCGTAAGGATACATTCCTCTCTGACTATGTTCGTCCAGAAATACGGTAACAAGATTAGGTACTTTAAAGAGTTTGGCGACACAAGAATTATAAATTGTGAGACGGGAGAGGAAGCAGATGAAAGTTTAGATCCTCGGCTGCGTGCAACCGAGGTTATTCACATTAAAAATTACCATGTCAGAGCTGAGCCTTACGGGTTACCGGATTTTATACCTGCTTTGGGTGCGATTGCGGGTAATATCGCTGCTAGAGATTATAACCTAGCTTTCTTTTCGTCCTATGCTGTCCCAGCTTATGCAATTGTTTTGAAGAATGTGGAGTACGATGACGAAACTCGGTCACTGATCGAAGAATTTTTCACCCAAACTTTTAGAGGACCGGAAAATGCACATAAAACCTTGGTGCTACAGTTGCCCCCAAGTCGTAAGGACGAACCGGAACCAGACGTAAAGTTCGAAGCTCTGCAACGTGACGTTAGAGACGCATCCTTCAAGGAATACCGGCTTAGTAATCGCGATGAAGTTTATCGAGCACACGGCGTACCTCCGATGATTGGGGGAATCGTTGAAACAGGTAACATTGGGGCCGGAACGGGTCTAGCCCAGATGCAGATCTATAAAAATTCAATCATAATCCCAAGACAAAACTTGTTAACTTCCCGGATTAATGGGCTCTTAATTAAAAGTGCTCACGGTTTTCACTATCAGGACCTAGAATTCGAATTGCTGCCACCCGACCTTGGAGAGCGTGAACAGTTAGCGAAAACTCATGAGGCATACCTAAAAGCCGGTGTATTTAAAATTAACGAAGTACGTACTGAACTAGGTCTTGATCCGATCGATGGTGGTGATCGTCCATTCGTTCCGATAGAACCAGACAAGTTAACTTTCCTGGACCAAATGGAAAGTCCTATTCCTACTGAGTTTGATGAAGAAAAAGGCGATGTCATTAAACTGACATCCCGGAAACCGCAACAATTCGTGTACCTTTTGCATAAAATTGTAAATGGCAAGTTAGAACACAAAAAGCTTTATACACCGACCGGAACGTTAGTAGATGTTGAGGATCATCCGTTAGGTCATGTAATAAGACCCGAAAACGAAGAAGTAGCCAAGGAGCTTCGAGATTTGTTTGTGCTTGATGATAACGGTAATGTCTATGCCCTCGAGCAAAATGACGGGTTTTTTGTGATTACAGGACTACTGAATAAAGTAGAGGAGGCTTAAAATGCGTATTGCAATTGCAACGCCCAACTTTTTTGATGGTACGGGCGAGCGAATTATCTTTGGCGGCGGGGAAAGATACCTTTATACCCTATGGGAAACATTAACTGAAGCCGGCGCTGAAGTAGACGTGTACCAAATGGCAAGTAAAAATGTTTTTAAAAGAGAATACGAAGGGATGAAAGTAGTCGGGATTCCTGCTAGGTGTGACTTAGGCGAATACTCGTCTTCATTCATTGACGCTTTTAACACCCTGACTTGGCGTTATGACTTGCGTATTTACTTTATCCTAACCTTCGGTTGGCCTTCGGTTGTGCATCCTGCTATTGGAGTAAGTCACGGAATCTGGATGGATTACCCTAGTCATCCGTTCCACTTACAATCGCAAGAAGGAAAGAACATCTACTTGGACCGTCTCAAAACAGCGTTGAGCAATTTTGACGTTATTGTCTCATGCGATACCGATACAATTGGAACTTTTAGTACACTATGGCCGCAGCTGCGTGAGCGTTTCGCATACGTACCGAATTTCGTCGATACACGAGAATTCTTTCCAAGACAAGAACCCCGTGACTGGGAAAAACCACGTATCCTGGTACCACGAAGACTCACCTCGTTACGAGGGGCTCAAAAAGTCATAGATTTGACCCGCGAGTTTAAGGGCACGGATTGGTACCTTGTGGGACGTGGTCATGAAGATAGAACTGAAGAGCAGTTAACTCAATTTCTAAAGAAAAACCAATGGAACAATGTGAAATGGTTCTGGCGCGAAATGGATGCAATGCCAGAAGTGTACCGGAATGCTGACCTGTGTCTTGTGTTATCGGAAGCGGCCGAGGGGTCCTCTTTATCAACTTTGGAATCGTTAGCGAGTGGCTTGGTAACAGTAGTGACACCTGTAGGAGGTTTAACTGACATCGTACTTGACGGTTTCAATGGTTTTGTGATCGAGCCTAAACACGGGCCGTTAGAGAAAGAGCTCCGCTGGATAATTGATAACCTGCATACGCCCGAAATGGATGAAATTAGACACAATGCACGTAAGGTAGCGGAGAAAGTGTTCAACCTAGGTCGTTGGAAGGAACAGTGGTTCAAGGTCATTAAACAAGTTACAGGAGTGAATCTGAATGAGTAAACATAAAGCACCCGGATGGGTTAAGGGGGCGGCGCGGTTGTATGAGAGCGGTTACAGTTTGTCACAAATCGCGCCGATTGTTAATAGGGCCCCTACTACGGTCCGCGACCAACTAAAGCAGGCGGGTATAGAACTTCGCAGTAGCAAAGAAGGTATCCGCCTACGTACGTGGCAAGATAATGGTACGTTGGGGCTAAGTTTTGAACCATCTGAATTGACCCTTAGTTTGATAGGTTTTGGTGTTGGTGACGGTCATTTATGTAGGGATAGATGTACGGTAGCTTATATTATGAAACCAACGATCGTACGTGATCACATAGCGTACTTGTTGCGTGGTTTAGGATTAAGGCCCAGTACTGCGCAACTCCTAAGTGGGGTTTGGGAAGTACGTACCTGTGATGTGCGTTGGGTAGAATTCAACAAGCCGTTTTTTACGAACCATAATTATCTGAGGTCCTATGCTTTGGCATATCCAACTGCATTTGTACAAGGGTTGTTCGCAGCTGAAGGATCACACTGCATTAGGGCTAATGGTAGTATCGATGTGCGTTTGAGTAATACAAGTGTCCTACTCTTGAGTATTACAGCAGAATGCTTCGGTATTCTTAATTACAACACGTCGCTGCATATTTTGAGTAAAAAAGCACATATTCGCAGCCTGAATATACTTGGTTCTAATCTTACCAAAGCAAAACTTATGACCACCTCACCCTGGCCAAATAAGAGAGTCCCGAGCAATTACTTAGTAAGACGCTCTTTACTGAAATCGGAGATACGTAACATTTACGATCAAGCTCTAGAAGAACTCTACACGACCTATGGGAAAGAACGTGTTAATAAGGAGTTGCTGCCCGCGAAGAACACTGGGGAGCCCTATAACAAAAGAACGACCATTCCAATTTTAAGACCACAAAAGGAGGGATACCATGACAGGTCTGGACATCCTGAAAAAATTTTTGAACAGTAGGTCTGAGTCTCAAGAAGACCCAGCTATCAAACACACACTCGCTCGTGAGGCCTTATCAGATGTGCGAGCGGAGAAGTTGCAGCTGGCTGAGATAAGGCCTGAAACTCTGCGTCAAGTAAGCGACCAAGAACTACTTAACCTACATCTACGGACTCACCAATGGTACACTAACCAGCCTGGAGATGAAAGTGTGTTTAATGCCCATCTCTATATTCTAAGTGAAATGCTTAGGAGAGGTCTCAAACACCGTGTCACAGGGCTAGACGCTTTGGATCGGCAGACTTTTGAACGCAACCCTGAACTGCTTGAACAGTTCCGTACCTTGTTAGGCCGCGATGTACAAGAGGTTAAAGATCTTAGCCCTCAAACAAGACGCATGCTTGAACAGCTTGATGATATTACCCTTATACCCGGGTACGTCTCAATGACTGGGTCAAGCGTCTATCCAGAGGTCTACCGAGAAGGACGCGAGCCAAATGACATTGACCTTGTCGTTCGTAGTTCTGTGCAGAATCCTATAGCAGAATTCAAACTAACAAGATTTTTTGAGCACCTAACGGACAAGCCCCTACATTGGGTATACTCACCTGAGGGGCCATGTTACACACATGTTCCGCTTTTCGACTTGGTACTCCGTAGGAGAAGGCCTCTAAGAGTAGAAACAGTAGACCCATTCGAAACGCGTAATAGGTTTTACAAAGTCGCAATCGAGCCTTTGAAGCCCTTCAAACCCTACGATGTCGCCGGCGAATTTTACGTCAACGAAGATGAGGCCGAACTCCGTGAGTGGGTCGAGGAGAGGCTACCGGTTGTGGTCCAGATGAAGTTCGACGGACTGAGGATGTTGGTGCATAAGAAAGATGACAAGGTTGTAGTGTTTACGGAAGATGAGCTTCGCGATCGGTCTGAGCTTTTCCCTAATCTAGTCAAGCAACTGCAGGAATTGCCTTTCGAGTCACTTATTCTTGACACAGAGTTTGTAGAATATGACAAGGAAGGCCATCCGCTACCGAGACCAGAGATGGTGTGGATTGCGACTGCTAAACCCACGGATGAATACCTCGAGCGTGCTAAGCGTGTTGTAGTGAACGTTCATGACTTAGTTTATTTGAATGGCGAAGATTTGTCCCAAAAACCATACATTGAGCGTCTTGAAAAATTAGAATCACTTAAGCTCCCGGAACCGTTCAGGATCGCTGAGTCAAAGATTGTAAACAGTATCGATGAGTTAGATGCCGCACTAGAGTGGGCCCGTCAGCAAGTAGGTAGCGAAGGCGCGATGATCAAGGCAGCTTCCTTCGTGTACACGCCAGGCAAACCAAATCCTGATGTTGCGAAATTCAAAACTGTAATTGAAATCGACTGTGTCATAATTGGGTACCGCAAAGCACCAAAAGCGCGTCCCGCTGACGAACATTGGACAGTGGAAGAAGCTCACAGACGGTTACCTAAGTTGCTAGAAGAATCTAGGACATATTTCTTCCGTTGCGCAATCAAAGCTGGTGACGAGCTAATTCCGATCGAGTCGAAATCACGCCTCACTCCAAGCGATTTACACTTCAGATGGAATGAGAAACGTCAAACTTGGGAAGGCGACGACGATCCGTCCCAATGGCATATGGCACCTAACTGGGAACACCGTGAAGCCGGTGAGTACAAGTACGCTACCACGTACGCCGCCTCACTTGACGAAGAACCCGAATTCGGTATGATCGTCACAGTCGCGCCTACAGAGTTCACACCATTCGACAAATATAACGAAGAGGGTAACTTCGCCGGTTATGGTTACAGCTGGACGTTCCCACGAATTCGGGGGTTCAAGCCAAAGAGTTCGCCGCCTGCAGAACTGAAAAACGTGCTTGCAGCGTTTGGCTATGACCCCCGTAAGTTCAGCCGATATTCTCTACTAACGAAACAACAAGAACCAGACACAGAAGAGGAACAACGTCTCGAAGAAGTTTTGACACATGAGGAACAGAGACGTCTTGCGGAGACGCAATTTGGGGATCCTTACATGATTCATCAAGAGGATGCAAAAACGTATCCTTTTGTAGTACAAAGGCACACAAGAGGTATACTTTCACCAGAACAGCTTAAAACCGCTAACAAAGAGTACGAAGAAGCTGCCAAGAACGAGGAGGCCTGGAATGAATTTATCAAGAAGTACGAATTCGAAACTTTCACGAGTGAAGACCCAATTGACAAGATTCTCAAAGAACTCCGTGAGAAATTAGAAGAAGCCCGAACTACACGAGACGTTCAGAAAGTCTTGGACAGCTTTTTGCGCCCCGCCCCGTTTGGCACACCAAAAGAACGTTTAATACAAAGGGGTAATGCGCATACCGATTTAAGATTAAAGAGTCCCGATGGAGATTACTTAATTGGATGGACCCTGGATACGCCGTCAATTGCGTTCCAGTTCCTCAGCGGAGAAGTTGTATGGCCGATGCGCGATAAGTTTACCGACTACAAAGTCGAAGCGGAACGCGGCGAAGGTATTGAAAATATCCTCACACAGCGTAAGAGCGTTCAGCCTAAAGAGTGGCTTACTTACGTTACACCTGAAAAACCTGTAATCGAGCTTGAACCACGAGAAGTCGGTGCTACACCTGGTACAGGAGCTCGTTACGATTATGTGAGTAGCGGTCAGTATGTCGCGGGCGTTCAGAAAAGTGACTACCACGAGTACTTCCTCTTCTTTAACGAAGATGAACTCAAAAAACTTAACGGTCGTTGGGGTATCCAGTTAATCACAGGTCCCTTCGAAGATATAGGTCGTTTTGCGTGGATTACGAACAGACCATTCAACCAAGCTCCCTACATTACTACACATGACCGAGAAGAGGAGGAAGAAAAAGCTCGTCGTGAGAAGGTGAATATGATTTGGAACGAAGATGCATTGGAGGCATTAGAGAAACTTGAATTCTCTTGGAAAAAATCGCGAAAAATTTCTCTTACTTCAGAGTATAATAAATATAGAAGTGAGATTCTCAGTGACGACTTTCTAGCCTCGCAGCAAGTTTCGCTCGACAATGTACAACCCCAGTCTCTTAAGGTCTTCGCTTTAGAAGGTTACGAAGGCGTTTATGAAGTAACTGGCGAATTCATAGAACCGATTCCTGATCCGCATGGAGAGGGTACGAAGGAAAAGGGAGTTGTCGCTTACCTCTTCGACCCTACACTATGGACAAAAGAAGATGCAAAAGAGTTTCTCAGAGGTATTGGAGCGAACCAACAGATAGAGGTAGGTGGTGGGTTAGTGAGCGACTTAATTCAAAAACGGAACGTTGTTGAGTTCTGTAAAATTAACGAAGAAAAACGCCTAGTTACTGGTGTGGTTTTGGAACCTTTCAAGGTAGACGCCCAGGGAGATTGGGAGACACCAGAAGACATTGAGACAGCAATGGTCAGATTTATGGAGAACTCAGGCAAACTAGGATTCATGCATAAAGAGTTTGATAGGCGATTTAAACTAATTGAAAATTACATTGCCCCTACAGATCTGATACTTGGAAAGCAGCACATAACTAAAGGATCGTGGATTATGACTGTGAAGGTGTATGATGACGAAGTTTGGGCTATGATTAAGGAAGGTAAGATTACGGGTTTTAGCATCGCAGGTAAAGGTAAACGAGTTGAATCATAGAATCGTCCATCACCCATCCCTTTTGAAAAAAGGGGTAGACACACATACCTTTAAAAGGAGGTGACGAAAAATTTGCCGACACGCTTATTTGATTTGGAGATCGAAGAAGTGAGTTTAGTTGACAGCCCCGCTATTAGAAGGTCGTTTTCAGTGATCAAACGAGAGAAAGGAGGAGACAAAGTGGATAAGTCTTTAATGCCTATTCCTATGGCTGCTGAGTTCTTGAGAGAGCTTGCTTTAACGGTAGATGTTCCTTTCGAAAAGCGCAAAACCTTGAAGGACCTAAGCGAAGGATTGTACACTGTTTTTGAACAAGGGGCTAAGGCACCTGCCGAGGACATCAATAAGGTTACTGTCAAAGATGCCATTGCTCTTTTGGAGGAACTGAAAGGGGCAGAGGGATTACCCGAAGACATGATCGGAACAATAGACGAAGTAATTGCATTGTTAGAAAAAATCAAAGCCAGTGGGTACCCAAGACCCTATGGTTATCCAGCGCCTCACGGTTATCCGATGCCTTACGGTTACCCAATACCTTACGGGTATCCTTACCCTGCACCTGTAACTGTAAGCGAAGATCTTCTGAACAAGATCACTGAGCAAGTAACCTCGAAAGTCAAAGAAACCTTGGCCTCTGAGGTTGAAGGAGTTATAACTTCCAAAGTTGAAGGAGTCGTAACGTCCAAGATTGAGGAAGCTCTCTCCGCTAAAGTTGACGAGGTTCTTACTGCTAAAACAAAAGACCAAGGTAGCAGCAAAGACGGAGTTGATATAAAAGAACTTTCCACAAAAGTAGCTGAAGACCTTGGCATTGAGAAAAAGCTCAAAGAATTTGAAGAAACCCTAACTGCTGCTGTTAAAAAAGCAGTTGAGGGCCTCGATTCTCGTGTAAACGTTCTTGAAAAAACACTTGCAATTTCCCAGCGCATCTTACCAGACAACAAAACCCAAAAGCGTAACTCCGCATCAGATTTTTGGAAGGGTATCTTACCGTTTTAATTAAAGCAAAACTTAAGGAGGTGTCTTTAGTGGATAATCAAAAACTCATTCAAAAGGTAACTACTGCAGAACTAGGTGCAGGCGGTTTGATGCTGCCAGAGCAATTCGATCGCTTTGTTGACCTCACCATCGACGAATCTGTCATGCTAAAGATGGTTAGGGTGGAAAAACGGGCTAAACCAAGAGGCGAAATCGACAAACTTAACATCGGGCAGCCTGTAACTGAGTCCGCAGCTGAAAATGCTGATACTGGGAATACTTACAATCCCGCATTCTCGAAGGTCGAATATACCGTGAAGAAAGTTCGCTCTGCATTTGACCTTTCAACGGAAGCTTTAGAAGAGAACATTGAAGGCGAGAACTTCCGCGAAACCATTATGAATAGTTTTGCAAAAAGAATTTCCACTGACCTTGAACTACTCGCAATTCAAGGTGACACTACAACGTATGCGGCTGATAATTCTGTCCTTGGTAGATTGTTGAAAAGGCTAGACGGTTGGTACGTACAAACGAACAGTGGTTGTCATTACGTCGATGCAGGTGGAGCACCTGTTTCCAAAGAACTATTCTCCAGCATGATTAAAGCACTACCCACAAAATACCGTCAAGCGTATAGCGATTTAAGATTCTTCGTAAGTCCCACTATTTACCAGGACTTCGTCGACTCTTTATCTGAAAGAGCTACTGCCCTTGGTGATAACGCTTTATCGGGTAGGGCACCAGTCACTGTGTACGGAATTCCAGTTGTCTCTGTACCCATGATCCCTGAGACTCTTGGGACAAACAACAACCAGACTTTCATTTGGTTAACATTCCCGAAAAACTTCATTATGATTATCTTCCGTGAGATCACTGTACACTGGGAGTTCCGTCCGAGAAAAGACGCGTGGGAGAACACAACTTACACCCAAGTAGATTACATTATTGAGGATAAAGACGCCATAGTTAGAGCCAATAATGTCGGTTTGGCTTAAAAAGTGAAAGGGGTGAAGAACGATGTTACCGAGAGGTACCCATAATGAAATCCTAACGGAGAACCTCCTTAAGAGACCTCTTTATGAGAAAGCAACGGCTGCTGTCAGTGCAGGCACAGGCGAAGTTGTAATCGAAGTTGACGAGGGAAAACTCTTTCTCTTGAAGAAAATTGTTGTTGATCCAGCATCAACCACAAAGGTAACGGGAGTATATGTTGACGAGTACTCTGTCAACCTCTCCGATAACGACGGTGTGACCGTTTCTGTCAATGATACTGAAGCAACATTTGGTGCTTTGCTTGAGGCGAAAGACACGATAAAGGCAACTATAAGTGCAGGCGCCGACGATACCGAAACCTTCCTCGAAGTATATGGTCTCGTAGCTTCTAGGGGGTAAGGAGGAATTTAAAACATGGCAGAATCCAAGAAAGCAGCCGCAGCAGCTAAAGTTGTAACAGATATACCATCAACCAGCAAGGATCTTATGATGGTTGAGCTGGTTGATGGTCTAACCTATCGTCTCTTCGGAGGTCCTGTATTTTTCAAAGGGAAACCACAAGCGGTAAATTATAAATTAGCTGACCGTCTACTCAAGACGGGGCTTTTTAAAGTAAGGGGTGGTACAAATGTACCTAACACCCGAAGAGCTGAGAGCGCGAGGAGTTGACGGAACGGACGCGGAGCTAACTCGATACGAACAGTACGCAAGGGAACTCATCGAACGGTACACCCGTGCACATTTCGACCGTTACACGAAAACAATTGCGATCAGTGGAAGTGGAGCACAACTGTTACTGTTGCCTGACTGGTTGTCATCACTAACAGCGGTAGAAATAAACAGTGAAGATGTTACGGACACATACACTTTTAAAACCAGCGGGTACGCTCTTTATTGCGAAGATGTAGTATTCCCGCGCGGTTTTAAAAACATTTCAGTTACAGGTGAGTGGGGGCGTTATAGTGAAGTACCTGAAGTGGTTAAAGAAGCAGTTGTTGAGTTAGCAAAAGATCAGCAGGACCCAACACGTGTGGATAAGAATTTTATTGAATCCGAAAAGCTCGGTGACTACTCATACAAGCGGGCACGCAGCGGGATAGGAGGCGGAAGCAGTCGTACTACAGGGAATCCGAAGGTAGATGAACTCTTGAAGCACTTTGTTGTATCGCGTCCGGTTCTTTCGTCTCCAAGCGGAACTGAGTCACTCGGACGGACCTTTACTGAGGACCAATCTCTGCGGCGGTGGGTGAAAACATTATGAGTTTTACTCTAAAGACAGGTATAGAAAAGTTTTTTACTCAAACTTTAAGTGCGGTTAGAGCACCTACCTGGGATGAAACAGGTCCATCATACAGTGTATTGTATGAAAACGTACCCTGCCGCTTCGTAGAAGAGTCCGAGTGGATCAGAGGAGATCAGCAGAATGAAATTCTTACTACTGCCTACTTGTACGTGAGTGCAGATTTCAATATTGAGGTAGGACAGCAAATCGAAATCGAATCAAGAACTTTTAGAGTTGTGAAAGTAAGTGTCAGCCGTGATGAAACAGGAGCTCCGGTGTTCTCGAAAGTGTGGGTTGTATGATGGCAAAGACAGAGTACCGTAGACGGCGTCCAACAGTAACTTTGATATGGGAAGGCAAAAAAGCGGAACACGTAATGAATGAAGCGTTATTTTGGTCAGCGATTGATGAGGCGAAATCGATTCTCCGAGACGCGCGGAGTATGGCTCCACTTAAAACAGGTACGCTAATACGGTCAAGTACTATTACAGTAAACAAAAGACCGCCAATGCCGACAGTGTTTGAAGCCGCAGGAGGCGGCAAGCGCTATACAGGAAAAGACTTCTTCAACTACTACATTCCGAAGAAAGTACCTAAAACAGATGTAAAAGAAATACTGATTTCGTTTAATACGCCGTATGCGGTGATACAGCACGAACGGACTGATCTACAACACCCTCGTGGAGGGGGGCCGAAGTACCTTCAAAAGGCACTGGAAAAGCATGCTGCGAACCTCGAGAGGGTTTTAGGAAATGCCGTTCGCGCGGCATTCCTCAGGAGGAGATAGGAAATGGGAAAAAGTGTTACCGAAGATATAGCTATCTATCTAGCATCTCAAGGACTAGGTACACGCGGTACGACGATTTTTCGTGGCTATCTCCCTCCGCAGCCTGTTGAATGCTTAGGTGTATTTGCGATTGGAGGTACCACAGCAGAATTAGTTGGGAATATAGATCATCCGTCAATACAGATTTTAGTTAGAGCACTGACCTACGACACTGCAGAAGAAAAAGCTTATGATATATTCAACACACTACATGCCTTAACAGAAACTACAATTAATGGGTCCAGGTACCTTCTTGTCGAGGCACTTCAAGATCCTATTTCATTAGGTCAGGATGAAAACGGTTACTATCTGTTCAGCATAAACTTCCGTATAATGCGTGAGAACCTTTTACACGCGAACTAGGTAAGGAGGTGTGTTAGCGTTGGCTCTTGCGGGACGTGGTGGAAGTATTTGGGTCAGCCCTAATAAAATAGCAGAGATGACGTCTTGGAGTTTAGAGTTATCTGTTGACACAATAGACACCACAAACTTCGATAGTAGTGACTGGGGCGAGTTCTTGATGAGCTTTAAAAGCTGGACTGTAAGTTCAGAGGGGAACTTTAAACCTGATGACACACAGGGACAAATGGCTTTGATCTCGGCCTACCTCAACTCAGTTCCAGTAACGCTATTACTTAAAGTAGCTAGTGGAGATGAATTTCAAGGTCAAGCTTACGTAACTTCTGTAAGCATAGAAAACCCTGTTGACGACAAAGTAGCATTTTCATGCGAGCTCCAAGGTACTGGTGCGATTACAGTACCCGGCGCGTAATTTGGCATATGAGAAAGGAGGATTCGCTCTTTAGCATGTAAACATGAAAGGTCAAAGCGGTTTTTTGATCGAATCACAGGGTCGCAATATACCATTCCACCGCCGCCTTACACGTAATATACGCGGAACCCAATTGTACCACCTCGAACCGCAGCTGCAATTTCTAAACAAAGTCGATCGTGTAGAAGCATATATAAAGGGTAAATGGGCCGAAGTTACCCCGGTTCGAATCGATTACCTTGGTGGGTTCATTGAGCTTCCGAAAAACCTTGAAGCAACAAAAGTACGGATCTCAGGTGAGGCTTACCCTATCTTTGTAATCGGCACACTACCTTCTTTCGAAATATATCCCGAAACTCGTGAAGTACTCGTACTAACAGGTACAAGTTCCTCTTGTACCCTTAAAATTGTTGGAACGGCTACGGGTTATAGTGTAAGCAAACCATTACATGAGGCGGCGGCATTCCTGTATATTCATGAATGTCTCCGCCTTTCGTGTTTTATAAGGTTTGAGGAAGAACTACGTAGAGGCCCACTAACGTGGGAAAAAGTGTACTTTACATGCGAAGATGTACGTATTCAAACTGCACCTTGGCCCTTGGGGTTGTGAGCAATACGTATGAACTAAGGAGAGACTTGAACATGTGTAAAAAGAAGACAAGATCTTCTGTATCTCAAAGTTGTAAGGTGAAAAGACTCGCACTGGGTGGTATAGTAACAAGACCTAAACTAAGCTTGGTTGGAGAACACGGCCCAGAAACAGTTATAAAGTTAAAAACTTAGTACTAAGAATTTCAAGGCATCAGTATGACATAGTTTAAAGGAGGAATCCAGATATGCGTGAAAAGCAAGTGGCATTGGGTGATAAGACTATCATCATCCGAGAGGTAACAGTAGGAGATCTCCGGAAAAGAGTGCTTCCTACTATTGTTAAAGCTTTCTCATCGTTTGACGTGAATGCACCTGTTACAGATCTAGTAAAGGAGTCAGACAAGATCTTGGGTCTCATCCCGCAAGTTATTCCTGATGTAACTCCAGAAATGCTCGAGAAAGCGTACATGAGTGAATTAGAAAACCTGGTTCAAAGCTGGATCGACGTAAATTTTCACGGGTTAAAAACCCTGCTAGGGTCCTTTACCAACTTACAGATACCAGGACGTTCTTAATTTTATGGTTAGATTACAAGGTCTCTTTAGGTTGTTCCCTTGAAGAACTTGAGTCACTAACATTATATGAATTCGAAACATTCTTAGACTTGGCACCCGAATTTTATAAGCTAAAAATACACTACGATTTAACACCACCTGCCATGGTTACCGCGATGCTTTACAACATAAACAGAAAAAAAGGTGCTCCCGCGAAGGAGCCAGAGGACCTCCTGAAAAAACTCCCGAAACCAAACTTCCCCGAAAAAGCGGAGGTCGATGGTGAGATTGCGCGAGGACTGTCATTGTTTTGTCAGCTTTTGAAAGGTATGTGATGTGCGATGCGTGTTGGTGAATTGATAGCGGCCATAGGTCTTGACACAAAAAGGTTCAGAACTCAATTAGCGCAGGCACAAAACGATTTCCAGCGACTTGGTGCTGTTGCAGAGGCAGTAAGTCGGAACATTCAAGCCAGGTTAATTAAAGCAGGAAGACAGACCCCTTTTAGGCCACTAGTCCAATCATCACTAAAATCTATAGAAGGAATACAAACCCTCGGAGACGTCCTTGAAGTAACAGCATTACGAATGAGAAAAGATCTTACCAAAGTAACAAACGCATTTCAACGTCTCCATAAAGTTGGGCGTTCGTTCTTGTCCTTCTTATTCACTGTAACCGGGCCCATCTTCATTTTCAAGATTATCAGTGATGATATTAAAGACGCGATCGACTTTATGAGCCGAGGCGAAATCGCACTTCGCTCTATAGTAACTGTTTACGGGGACACAGCACGGTCATGGATAAGCTGGAGCCAGCAAATGCGAAAAGAGACTGGTGTGGCAGCGTCAGAGTGGCAGCAGTCAGCTGTCCGACTAGCATCATTACAGAAGAACTATGGCCTCACAACCGAACAGCTGCAAGTACTCGCTGCAAGAATGGCTGACGTAGCTGTCGCTACGGGACTTGCTTATGATGAAACAGAGGGTTTTTATGGCACGATCGTTCGAATTGAATCGGCAATTCGTGGTGAAGCTGAAGCTGCAGAACGTCTCAACGTAAACTTGCAAGATAACTATATGCGGCAAAGCGATATCGTAAAGCAGCTAGGTGTAAACTGGTCAAAACTTGATGAGTACACAAAAGCACAAATAAGGTATTTAGAAGTGCTAAGGCAAACTAATTACGCCGAGGGGAAACGAATAGAATATGCTAAAACAGCGAGAGGGTTCTTAACACGTTTAGGCACCGCCTTCAGAGAACTCATAGAACAAATGTGGCTGTTGTATCAGACGCCGGTTACACAGTTCTTAGACCGTCTAGTCACTAAAGTAGAGAATGCGAGCAGGATGCTTGAGACTTTTGTCGCAGCCTATAAACCGGGTACTGGACGTTCACTAATTAAGGACCTTATGGATTTACACCCCGTAATCGGGGCAGTAATTGAGATGTTCGCCTCGTTCGGTAGGTTAGTACGGGTAATAGTAGCCAATCTTACACAAGGTTTCGCAGGAGTCGCAACCGCAGGAAAAGCTCTGTCACCAATTCTGTACCTTATAATAGTTCCCGTAAAGCTTCTAACTGCTTGGTTCCGCCTCTTAGCGCGGATACTTGAAAAGTTAGGACCCCTCTTCGCAGCTCTCGTAGCGACCGTTGTCGAACTTGCGGTCTTCAACTTCGTCATTAGCCGGGTTAAATTACTGGCTCAAGGATTGTTTTCCTTAGCAATAGTAATTTTGCGTACTGTAATACCGAGTTTGAGAGCACTCGAAGTTTCTTTAGTAAGTGCAGCTAGAAGTGCAGTCTTCCTCCAATTCAGAAGTTACTTAACCGTTCTTTTGGGCTTTCAGATGCATTAAAAGCAGCTAGTTCGACCGCTGCTGAGATGGGTAAACAGTTCGACTGGGCCGCAACGAAAGCAAAAGCGGTAGAACAAAATCAAAAGAAACTAACCCAAGGAATTAAGGGAACGACTGACGCTTCTAAGGATCAACGAAAAGAGACAGGGAAGAACATACAGTCGTTCGACGAAGTCCATCTGATTGAAGAGAAGGTAGCTGATAGCACAAAAGATTTCGCTGAAGGTCTCGAAGAGGTACAAGCACCAGAAGTAGCTCCATCATTAAAAGTACCGGCGCCGGAAGCAGTTCCGTCATTAAAAGATTTCCTGAAAGTCCCTGAAGTAGATTTTAAGTTACCAGAACTCAATGTCAGTCCTTGGTTAACAGCGTTATCTTTAATTAGTGGGGCCGTTGCACTTTTTGCCCCTACATTAGTGAAGGTTTTTGGACCTAAGCTCCTTACCCTACTTAATAGAGCCGGAAAAGCCATCGCCCTTTTCGCGCTGGGAGGAGCGAAATCGCTCTGGAGCTTCGCAAAATTCGTAAAGTTCTTTGGGGAATTAACATTTTTACTTCTCGCGGACTTTGCGAAGATCGCATGGGGTGCAATAACAAATGCTGCGAAAACAGCGGCAGCGTGGGCTGTAAATGCTGTGAGGGGCATTCTGACGTTTGTAGCACAAACTGCACTTGCTGCCGGGCAAGTCATAGCGAACTACGCACGGATAGCCGTTGCAGCTCTAAGGAATGCTGCACGCGTAGCGGCGTCATGGTTCATTGCTCTTGGCCCGATTGGATGGGTAATAGGGATTTTGGCCCTAATAGCAACTCTGGTAGCTCTGAACTGGGATAAAGTGAAACAAAAAACCCTAGAGATTTGGGGTACAGTCTCGAGATATCTGAAGGAAGTATGGGAAGGTATTAAAACAAAGGCAAGCGGAAATTGGAAAAAGATAAAAACATTCTTTGTAGGTACATGGAAAGCTATTAAAACAAAAGCAAACAGGACTTGGAAAAAGATAGAAACATTCTTTGCGGACACTTGGAAAGACATTAAAACAAAGGCGAGCGAAATCTGGGAAGCCATAAAGATGTCCCTCATAAACACTTGGAATGAAATTGCGACTAAAGCAAGCAGAATTTGGAAAAAGATAGAAACATTTTTTACGGGTATTTGGGAAGCTATTAAAACAAAGGCAAGCGAAATTTGGGAAGACATAAAGACGTCCCTCATAAACACTTGGAATGAAATTGTGACTAAAGCAAGCAGAATTTGGAAAGACATAAAGACGTTCCTCATAAACACTTGGGAAGCTATTAAAACAAAGGCAAGCGAAATTTGGGAAGACATAAAGACGATCCTCATAAACACTTGGGAAGCTATTAAAACAAAGGCAACAGGAGTTTGGAAAGACATAAAGACGTTCCTCATAAACACTTGGGAAGCTATTAAAACAAAAGCAAGCGAAATTTGGGAAGGAATCAAAATCTATTTTGCAAGTGTTTGGGAAGCTATCAGGACTAAGATAGTTGAAATTTGGGAATCTATAAAGACGTTCCTTACAACTACTTGGTATGGAATTAAAGCTAAAGCAATCGAGATTTGGGAATCTATAAAGACGTTCCTTACAACTACTTGGTATGGAATT